AAAAGGAAGGACCACGTTAGGATCCTGAAGATTTTGGAAATAAGGGTTAGTGTTAAATTCTTTTTGTATAGCCGCCGCCTCGTCACTTAAGTAAGGCATATCTTCATGTGGCCACGGTCCTTCATATTCTTCAGTAACTTGATCAATTTCCTCAATGTCTTCACGATGAGGCCCGAATGTTTTATCCGAGTAATTTTTTAAAACTTCTTCTGTTGCCTCTTCACGTGGGACTGCGCCACCAATTCCAACGGCTCCAAAAATATCAGAACCCATCTGCTTCAAATCACCCCAGAATCCTCTTCCTTTTTCTGAAGCCTGGCCTCCAATTTTTTGTGCTGATTTTTTTCCTTTTCCTAAAATTTCACTGGCTATTGCGCCCCATATTCCACCCTTGTCAATAGTATCCATGAATCCACCTGTAAGAGGATACATTTTATTATATGCGGGTTTATTTCCTTGACGGAGATCACGGCTCATTCCCATATATGCATTTTGTGCATCCATAGGAGAAGTAGCTCCAGAAACTTGCATACCCTGAGGGGTATACTTCTGATTTCTATTCCAGTCGCGTCTCAATCCTTTCAACTGATTAATATCTGCTTGATTATTTGTATAACCTGGACGGGACATACGGTCCTGTAAGGATGTCATCGTATGGTATACCTGTCCAGGTCTACTACTTGCAGCTTTTTGATCTAAAAGATCTCTCGCTACTCGTCTTTGAGCTTCTTTGTCAAATTGATACTGTGATCTTTCTGGCATTATGCACCCGGCAAAATAATTACTTTAAGGACTACAAGAATGATGATGACTAAAATTCCGGCTTTTATCCAGTCCTTCAATTTCCATTCATTCCATTCTTTTAAATGTCCCCAAAGGTCTTTCAATAAATTCATATCTACCTCCTGTTTAACATTTTTGGTTTTTGGGCTTTTTCTGGCCACCCATTACACGGCCACCGTGGTGATATTTCTTCTTCACTGCACCACCTTTCTTTCTTTTAACTTTTTTAACTTTTCCACCCTTTTTGTATCCGCTCATGTCAACTTTTTGTCCTGTGGCTTTAGCATGCTTCTGCGCTTGCTGAGATCCAGATGACGTGTATGGAAATTTTTGTTTACCAACCTTCGGCATTATCGTCCTCCTTTTTTAAGTGTAATTCCCCCAGTGGGATATCCATATTCATTGACCCAAGGGGCGGTATCATAACCTTTTGCATGGAATAGTCCACCTCTTTTTTTCTTGACAGGCTTGCTGCCGTGTTCCTTCGTCCATTTCTCAGCCATGGCAGGCTTGTTGGCCCACATCCATTTTCTTTGTTTTTCAGATCTAAAAGGCATTAGTGTATCGTTGGTGGATCATCATAATAAAATTCTTCAAGTAATTCCTGCTGAATCATGAAAGTATTGGCAACTTCCTGGAACATGCGAGATGCTCCTTGAGGACCTAATGCTTCTACGTACATGTTTCTAGTGACTGCCAGCATGGCGCCACATACCTGCAGGTATTCATCATCGCTGTTAATTTCACTGTTAGCGGCCTCTTCAATCTTTTTCATTGCGGAAGCTATTTTTGCAACTTTATTTTTTAGCTGTTCCATTTGTTTTATTTTTAGCATTTTCCCTCGCAATCCGTTCATCAGATCTCTGCTTCATTGCATCCCTAGAATTAATCATATTCTCCTTGAATAAAGTCATTGCTTCTTCGGAATCTTCCTTACTAACATCTGCAGCAGCTTTCATCAAGTTAATACTTGTATCCGCCTCCAACTTGTCACGTTCTATGTCAAGTTTCTCAGAGTCAACTATCATATCTTTTTGGAGCTTAGCCTGTGTTTCCATAGCCTTAAGATCAATCTCTTGCTGTTTAAGCTTGATCAACGGATCTTCAGCTTCACGTTTCATTCTAGCTTCCTCGTCCTGCGCCAGTTGAGCTGTCATTTTAGCCTCTATTTGAGCCTGCTTTGCGGCTTGCGCATTAATGAGTTGTTGCATTTGCTGCTCCACTTGCTGTGCCATTTGAGGATTCTGCTGTGCCTGTTGCTGTGCCTGTTGCATTTGTTCCATTTGAGGCTTGAACTCCTCTTGAACTTGAGAAGCAGCCATCATGCTGATGTGCTCACAAATATGTGCCTGTAGCATGGAATAAACTTGCGGATTAATCTGAACCATTCTCGTGAACATGAATTCCGCGTGCGCCTGTATGTGTGCTGGATGATCTTGAAAAGGAAACGCCTTTGGAGGCTTTCCATTCATAGCACCTGCATTCTCTGTTGAAGGGCTCATTGGTTCCGGTAATTCCGGATCAGGTTTTAATATTGCATCCACATTATCAACGCCCATCGCATCATACATTCTTCTATATGCTTCACGCATATTGTGCAATCCTGGATTAGCGGTAGCTAATTGTAATTGCTGTTGAGCCAATGTAACACGCTGTGCCATTGAAAATATATTTGGATCGGAAACAGGAATAATGTCAACGCGATCATCAAAGTCCGCTTGCTTAATCATTTGGTTTCCGCCAACTACTTGATATGGATATTCCGGTGGCAAGTATAATTGAAATACTTTAGCCAAAAGCTTGAATTCAATTTTTTGTGCATAGTGCAATCTTTTATGAATAGCACTCATAACTTTAGTTCCTCTTTCCAAAAGAGCTAACGTTGTTCCTACAGGATTCTGTTCATTTCCTTCTCCCATCTTCATGTCAGCGATCGCCGCAAAAGATTTTCCAGCGTCAACTGCAAAACCTAACAACGCAAACAGAACTTGTGAAGGTTCCTTGTAAGGAAGTGGGAGCAGTGATTCCTTGATGGAAGTTCCTGTCACATCCACATCACGAAATTCTCCTGGCTGCAATGGTTCATCGTGGTCACGTATACGCATTCCACGAGCCTTGAAACCTGCTGGCAGATTGGCAAGAGTACCTGCATCAATTAATTGCCGCAAAACACTTGTTGCAGTTCTTGACAACCCACCTAGCATATGTATTAGACCAAAGCCGTAAAACCCTAGTCCTGGGAGGAATTTGTAGTGTACAAAATAATTATTCTTTGCAAAGTTTGAATCGCCTTCTTTCCAGTTTCTCCTGATGGATAAAACTTCAGTTGAATATTCATCAATAGAAATAATGTAAGGAAGCTTAACTCCACTTTCATCTTCAAATCCTGGAACATCCGCATTGACATGCATTTCCAAAATTGTATGTTCGTCATCCTTATCTGTGTATTCCCTTTGAACACCCTCGAGTGTATTTATCTTTTCCTGAACTTCACTTGTCTCAACTGTTCCACTTTTCAATTCAATGTCACGGTAAAATTCTTGTAATTGCTGTTTTCTAATATCATTGGCGTTTGTCTTAATAACATGCGTAACTCTATCTGCATTCTCCAGATCGGTTGCCATATAATTAATGATCAAGTCTTCACCAGAAATAAATTTTGCAACAGCACGCTTCAGCAAGCTGTCATAATAAACTTTCTTGAATGCTGATCCAGCTAATGGAAGATAAAATAATAATTGGTCCATGTCCGGATCATACTCTTTCATGATATCAACTATCTGATAGTTCATGAATTGCTGTACACGCTTCGCCTGATCCTGAATTTCAGGAGTGGAAAGTCCTACAACTTGAGTACGAACGGGGCCGCTTGGGGGGAGAAG